GTCGGACTTTATTGAACAACTGAATAAACAATCCTTGGAGATAGATATAACGACTCTTCCTATGATGCAGTTATCTAATATGGCACACCTCAATAGTCCTTGCTTAGTTTTCGCACAAGCCGATCATATTGATCAGACAATAGGTGTGAAAAGGACAGCCCTGGACTCTTTTTATAGTGGAGATTATCTTATTGTGGGATTTAAACATGAAATTAGTGCTAAAGGAGCTTCTTCAAGTTTTAATTTGATTAAGGCTACTGTTAATACAAGTACTGCACCAGCCGAAGATGATGAGATTGATGCAGGTCCTAAACTTATGGTGGGGGAAAAAGGAGATACTGCGGTATCTGTAGGGCTAAAGAATGAGTTTAATAGAAGCCAAGGATTTAACTAATGATTATTAGATTAGCAGAAGTAAGAGAATCTTTTGACCCTCAAAGGGAGGGGAACTTTTTAGCCAAACTTCAGGGGGTGGCTGACGGTGATGTTTCCGTTAAGCTCACTTCCCAATATTTGCAGGGAGGAAATGCTGTTTCAAAGTTCCCCCCACCTACACCAGGAATTCTTTGTTTAGTTACACAACCTGAAGGATGTGGAGATTGGTATTACATATCCTCTACAGGAATGAAAGGCCCAGACAACGAAAAAACCTCTACGGATCCTTTAACGGATTCAAACCCACTATCAGACAACTCTCGCCATTCAGATCGAGGTGGGGCATTAGGTGCTGCCACAGGCAAAGATACAGGCATCGCTATTCAGAACGACCTAGGTGTAGGGCTAGAGCTAAAACAAGATAGAAGTAAAAAGGGCCAAAACATCTTAGCTAGAATTTATACTCCCCAAGAAAAAGAGGTTAGAGTTGATGATAGTTCGGATATTGATGCTATTGTATTAGACACCAAGAGAGGATCCTCTTTACGATTAACTGGACACCCTTCTGATCCAACTAAATCACCAGAAAGAATGCTTAAGGTGGACACCATGGGTCCTCAAAAATATCTAAACCATGAATCACAAACAGATATAGTGGTTATGGATGGTAGAGAACTTAATGTTCTTAATTATTCAACAGGAAAAAACGCTCCTGCGGGTGAGAACTTTAAAAACCAGTTTGGAAATGTTAATCTTCAGAGTAAGTATAATGATATTAATATCTTTTCTACACAACCCTATATTGAAGATAGAGATGTTACAGATGGTCGTGTCTTTATTGAGTGCTTGCATTCTAGTGGGTACGAACAAGTAATTCAAATACAGACTCATGGAGAAGGAATTGATGAAAATAATGATGGAAGCTTCGTGAATGCTTGCGTTATACGAGTTTTATCCAGCAATAAGATTGAAATTCAATCAACTACTAATTTAGATGTTTCTTGTGGAGGAACTATAAACATGAAGGCAGATGGAGATATTAATATTACAGCGGGAGGAGATCTGAACTTGTCAGCAGGGGGAAATACAAATGCTGACTCCACACAAATTCATTTAAATTCAGGCGAGTCTACCCCAGCAACCCCTTTTATAGGGGATACAGAAAGTTTTTATGGACGAGCGGGGATCACTACATATAAGTGAGGTAATTTATGGCATCATTTGATCTTGAAACATTTATGAAGGTACAACAAGGAACAGGCACTGGCCTGTTTCAATCTGTTGGAATGGCTTTTGGAGTTCCTAGTTGTATGTTATCTTTAGCTTCCGATGTATTAAGTATGCTTCCTTCTAGTATGTTAGGGGGAATGAAGGATGATATGATGGATGGAAAAGCAAAAGCTAATGAAGTTACAGCTTCTATTTTTAATAAGCTTATGCTTGGTACAGGTATTATGGAGTTTGATACCGATAGTGGTACTATTAAATTCAAGTCTATCTCTGCTTGGTTGGGTAAAGATAATGATGATAGCCAGTTCATGGATAACTTAGGGGGCTTATTAGGTGCGGCTCAGTATGCTGCTTCCTTTGGGGCACAGATGTATCAAAACTATCAGAATATTGCTGACGAAATTAATGCTATAACTGATTGTTTAGATAAGTGGAAAACTTTAAAAGGTTTTGCTCCTGGAAGTTCAGCCTCTCAGAAGGCTACTTTACCTCCTGAAGAGGCAGACGAGTTGTTTGATACTGTTTACGCTGCTGATAAATCACAACTAGAAGAAACCTTACTGTTCATTCAATCGTGCGACACGCAAATTACTTCAATTAATAATATTTTAGCAGCTAGAGTTGCAGACCCAGGTAAAGAGCCGTGCTTCTTAGACTCGGCAGAGCTTGATCCTTTCTTATCTTCTACTAATTTTACCCGATGCCCTGCGATTGATCCCGCATATGATGCTGGAGAGGACATTTTTAGGCTTACATACGGTCCTCCCCTCTCTACAGACGGTCAATATGTGCTAACTTCGGACGGATTATACTATGATTCTCAAAAAGGGGGACTAGATCCTATCTTTTTGGCAATTTCGGGGGTAATTCCTCCTGGAGAGAGGTGGAAATACGATTTTGACCCAAATTTAGGTGGAAAAGGAACTGCAATATCTATCAAATCTCTGAATAAGTTTACTGATAATATTTTTGACCCCGAAAGGGTTGATGATAGCTTGGGTATGGAGCATTATTATGGCGAAGATCACTTTTTGGCAATGATAATGCAGCAACGAGACAAACAGGTGTACGATCTTTCCTCTGATTTACAGAATTTTATTACAACCTACGGAGAAAGCACTTCTATTGTCAATAATCAAAGACAATTAATTATTTCTGAGATAGCTAATCATAATAGTAAAATTAATAGAAGGAAAAAACAGATTGAAGTTGCTGTTAAGGCTCCCCAAATCTACGGAGATACTTCGGGTCCTATCTTTTTGGCTGGACACATCCCTATTAATGATTTCTCCTTCTTAGAAGAGTATAATCTTGAAGTCGATCTAGAAAAACAGAAGGCATTAATCTTTTCTGAGGGAGAAGTAGATGGGATGGTCTTACCTATTAAACCATTATTTGTAAGATCAAGTGCAAAACCTCCTTCAATCGGATTCAATCATTTGAATGTTCCTACAATAGGAAAGGGAAGTATTATATACACGCCCTCAGGGGATGCTTCTGGAGCTTCTGGGACAATTCTTTCTTTAACCGACCAAATTGTATCTGAAGATTTGTTCGCTATTTATAATTTCTTAGATACTAAGAATGTTGCTCCCTCTTCTATAAACTACTTCACAACAAACTGCGCCACTACAGACAAATACAATAACGCACAGCTTGCCGCAGCAGGAAACAGAGCAGTATTTGTTTCTGGTTTAGGAATCCCATACTTAGAAGGCATTGTTAAAAATAAAGAAAGCGATCCTGCTGCTGCTTCGGCTTTAGGTTCCTTTGTTCGATTGCCTGATACTCCAGAATACCGAGAGCTTACCTATAATCCTAGCGGGTTCACTATGGAGTTCTGGGTCCATGTCCCTAATATTACTGATGCAGCCACAGGTTGGGCTAGTGGAGCCGACATTGACACAGCCGCACCGTCTTCATTAACTAAAGTTATTTTAGGATGTGAAAATGTGGGGGCAATGTCAGGAGTTTCAGCAATAGATCACACAGGTACTGAGAGAGGACTTGATTATTTAGAAAATAAACGAGGTAACGAATTTGTGAGAGGTATGGTTTGTGGATTTACGAGAGATAAACGAATCACCTTGTTCTCTGGCACAGGAAATAATGATAATGATTCAAATAATCCGAATGCTGACAGAGGATGTTCATCATTAAGCTTCTTTATTGCTCCTACGCAATCTAGAGATTTTTCCTCTGCCTCTTGGATTAATAACGATGACTGTCAGGACTATGGAACCTTTTATAAAATGAAAGCTGATTTGTCCTCTACTGCCTATGGGAATGTATCCTCTCAATTCGTGTTGATTGATGTCACAGTTGCTCCCTCCTCTAATGAAATTAGCTTTTTTGCAGACGGAGAATTAGTAACTACCTCTGCAATAGATAAAGTTTTTGGAGTAGAACCTTATCACCCCCCCAGTCTCCCTAACTTTAAACAGGACAACAGTTTTAGTTACGCCCCCTCCACAGTAGATGGTCCCAATACAGTCCAAACAGGACCTGAAATAAATGAGTTCTATACTCCCTGGGTTGTTGGTGGGGGATGGACAGATGGTATGTACAGGTATGGGAACTTTTTAGGTGGAGATTTAGGAGGGGTAATCAGTGGTTTGCGTGGGCACTTAGGTAGTCTAAAATTCTACACTAGACCCCTAAATACTGCTGAGGTTCGTAAAAACTATAAAGCTCAACAAGGCTTCTTCAAACAAATTATAATTTAATGGCATCTAATCAAACAGTTTCGGTCTATGGGCTAGAGCCTGATAGATTTATTGAACAAACTCCCAAGGAAAAACGAAAATCTGTATATGGATTAAATTTTCCTTTAGGTTCTAAGAAAAGTTCAGGTGGTTTTTTTAATAATGCGACAGGTGTGAGTCTAATCAAAGATGCTGTTACTCAGTTATTGTTAACGGAAAGGGGTGAGCGGGTAATGCTTCCTCGTTTTGGATGTAATCTAAGAAAGTTTTTATTTCAACCATTAGATGAAACCACTTTTGAAGAAATTAAAGAAGAAGTTAGTTTTTCTTTTTACAATTATATCGTAGGTGCAAACCTTTTAAAACTAAGAGTGATCCCATACGGAGAAACAGGTCCAGGTGGGGGAAATTCTTTGTTAATTCAGCTAACTTTGGGGCTAAAAGCCGAAGATTTGACCGTATTTGATGTCGAGGTAACAGTATCATGAATTTTTCAGGAACACTTGGTTCGGACTTTATGAAGTTAGCGAATATTCCGCTTCAAAAAAGACCAACCCTTATCAACTTTGCTGCAACGGATTTCCTAACTCTAAGAAATTCGCTAATTAGCTACGCTAAAGCAGTCTACCCAGAGGAATACGAATACTTTGTTGAGTCTGATTTAGGTATGATGTTTTTAGAGCAAGTAGCTTATATGGGAGCGGTTATGTCTATGAAAGCAGATATGCTTGCTAACGAAAACTTCCTTACTACTGCACAAAAAAGATCAAGTGTAAAGAAATTATTGGAGCTTATCGGGGTTAGGATGAGAGGACCTCTTTCTGCTGCTGCTGATGCACAAGTAACCTTTGAAAATGCGCCAGGAGACCTTGCTGATTTTAGTTTTAAGATTACACCAGCTAATAGAACGATTGATATCGCCTCCCCTCAAGATGGAGCAGCTTTAACCTATACCCTGTATAAAGTTGTTAATGGTTTAGTTGATGAAGCAAACAATACAGGTAATATTAATTTAGTAACTGGAGAGCAAAATGATGCCGCTGGAAAAGTATTTCAAAATCTGGCGATGCAAGAAGGAGCCCTTGTTAGTGATGTAGGAGACTTTGCTTCTACTGAAGGAATCAAAACAATTTCTCTTACTAAAAGCCCTGTTGTAGAAGGAAGTATTCAAGTTTATATAACCTCTCCCACGGCAGAGGCAACAGGAGCTTATAAAGAAGTTGATAATATCTTCTTTGCTTCTGGGTCTACTGATAGAATCTTTGAAATTATATATGACGATAACTATGCTGCAACTGTAGTTTTTGGAGACGGGAACACAGGAATCTCGCCTGATGATACAGCGTCTTATGTTGTTCACTACCGAGTTGGTGGGGGAACCCGTGGTAATATCTCTAAAGAATTTATTAATGCTACAATAGCAGGTACAGAAACAGTAGGGGCTGTAGCGGCAAATGGCACTGTAACCAACACTTCAGTTGGGGCAGGTGGAGCGAATGCTGAGACAGTAGAGAACGCAAAGAGATGGGCTCCTCTTACTTTTAGAAGACAAGACAGGTTAGTTACTTTAGAAGATTATTCTGTTTTTGCTAACACTTTTATTAGTAGTTGGGGTACGGTAGGAAAAGCTCTCGCTGCGACTAGGAAAGCCTATGCTTCCGCAAATGTTATTGATATATATGTTTTGGAACAAGCATCAGACTTTCAACTCCAGAAAGCCACCCCCAACTTTAAAACGGAATTGTTAACCAATATAGACAAAAAGAAAATGGCTACTGATGAGATTGTTATAGTAGATGGTTTAATTAGAACCTTTGATTTGGTAACAACTATTAGAATAGACGAAGAACAAAAACAAAACCAAGATCAAATTATTTCAAAAGTTAGAAACAAGATTATGAGTTATCTGAATGTAGATAAAAGAGCTTTTGGAGAAGCGTTATATCTTTCTGAACTTAATAGAAATATTTTTGAGGTTGAGGAAGTAAGGTACTCAACAGTAGATAATTTACAACAAAATGTTCTTGTTGATTTTAACGAAATTATTCAATTAAATAACCTTACTATTAATGTAGAACTTCTTAAGTGATGGATAGTAGTCCTTTTAGCCCGAACCCCCGCAAGTACTCTAAGAAAAACTTCGTAGAAGTTGTAGAGTTAATTACGCCTGAGGTTTATGAAACGGAAGACCTTAAGCTTAGTGGGGTTGAGCTTAACCCCTTGTCTCAAATACTTAACGGGCATTTAGTAGCGGCAGATAATATCTCAACAGTTCTATCTATCTCTGGTGTTGCCGATACCCAAACATCTACATTAGGTAACATTAGTGGTATTTCTCAATATTTTATAAAACAAAATAAGCTAACTAACATAAACCCTTATTTGTTTGAGACTAAAATTCTTCTTCCTCTAAGTACTACTTTAGCTCACTACGACACTAGTGCGGAGTTTAATGATTACCTTTCAGGTACGCTTCTCCCTATGATCGTTCCAGCCAACGCAAGTGCTAATGGTGGACCCGCTGTTTCTGTAAGTACTTTGTCCTCATTAGTTAATAGCGAGGATCCAGGACTTATCCATAATTACTTGGTTGATGCTTTGGGGTGGATGTACTTCTTAAATACTTCCTCTTCTCCTGAAGGAGGGGTCGTTTCTTGGGATCCCTCCTCTTTCGTATTAAGCTCTTTAAATAAGTTATATCTTGGAGGAACGATTGAAACAGTAGATGGTATAAAAGGCTTTGTAGAATACCTGTGGAGAAATTATCAAACCGTCCCTCTCTTTGGTAACAAAGGGTTGATTCCTAATCAATATGTATCTTCGACTGCTGATGCAATAACTGAGAGCAGTGCAGGAACCGTTGCTACTTACACAAGTGGAATTCAAAAGCTAGAGAATTTGCAAACCTTAATTGATGTTATTTATTCTCCCCTCTTTTTAGATCAACAAGATACTACGGTCAAAACAGCTTTTAACGATTATATAGATAACAGTCTGCTTTTAGCAGATAAAGTATCTAAAGGTCCGTTACGAAAGTTTGATACGGTGATGGGGTATTCCATGGCTGATATTACTGATCAGATAGAGAACATTGGATTAATTTATGATATTGAAAATGTTAAAGATGAGCATTTACAATACATTGCTGATTTAATTGGATGGAAACTTAGGGGCCATTCCCCTGCTAAATGGAGACACCAATTAAGAAATGCTGTGGATATCTACAAAAGAAAAGGCACTATTACTTCTATCCAAAAAGCTATAGACTCCTTAATTGTAGATTCAGTATTTGATGTTTCTGGTAAAGTTCAAGAGCTTTGGGAATCCTATATCCCCTTTCTCATCTGGTACGCTTTAGCTTCTGAGTCCCCCTTATTCAGGGACCTAAGAACTTGGACTCACGATTTAGCGGTACGGGCTGGTGTTTATGCTTATAGTAGTAGTAGTCTAGAGGATAACTTAAAAATTACTACCGACTCTATTCTCTTAGATTTGTATAGAGATTTTCCTGATAATTTTATGTTTCATAATAAACCTTGGGATCCCCCCAGGCTTTATGAGTTAGATTCTGCTGGGTGTATTACAAAACTTTATACTATAGTGGGAGAAGGGAACATGAAACCCTTCCATGTACACAAAAAGACTGATAAAGGATATATTGCATTTAAATTAGATGCTAGATTATTTGATGAGTTTGAAGAATGGGACGCAGCGGAAAGCTATGGCCCCCTAGGTCATGGGGTTTACATGACAGGATCACAGCATTCTACAACAGGAGAAAGACCCCTATACCTCTCAGCTACGGGAGATCTAAGTAATTTCCTATTCAATTATAGGGGACATTATAATTATCCAATTCCTCCGTTTGAAGAAATAAAATATTATAGAGATTGCACAATTACTGCTGACATGGTGAGTATGTTGGTTGAACGCTTGAAGTGTTTTAAAGTTAAAGAAAGCTTTGCAGACGAGGTGGGGGATTACATTCTTAGTGGAGCAGGAATTACTACTTCTGGAAGCTTGGCTTCCTTAAACGAATTCTTGATGTTCTTTAGTTCTGTACAGACGGCACCTAACTATAACGCAGTAATGCGATCTCAATCTAATTACGAGAAAAATCTATTAAATTTGTGGAACGGTAAATCTTCTCACTTGTTTGTAGACTTTGAAGAGACAGACTTTGATTTTTCTAAAACCACATTAGAAGGAGATTCCAAGTATGCTTTATACGAGGCAGCAAGAGTATCTAAAGAGTTTGCTCCAGGACACTCAATTACTAGAGTAAACTTAAATGCTTCTGCTGTGGAAAATCCCTATGTTTATTCTTCGGTAGAATGGGATTATATAGGTCTTGATAAAGAGGATACTAGAGCGGGGTATACTTCTGCATCTATTCTAGCTAATTGGAGTAACAGCGGTGTTAGTATGGGAACTGTCTTTACCCAACATGGGGGAGATGGAAACCAAGGGGGTAATGATGGAAGGGGTGGACTAAACACATTTAAAAGAGCCCAAGCAAATCAACCCATAGATACTATTGTTTCAAGCACGACTTCTATTAATGCCTGGGATACTGGGAAGGCTGTTCCTCGTAGAGCTTTACGAAGAAGAAATTACCGATATGTGCTTCCCAAAGAAGGGTTCTATGACCGTACAGGGTTTAATGGTCCTGTAAGCTGGGATGCTTCTACTGTTGAGTACTCAATGCCTAGTTCATTAGGAGAATTAACTTTGGGGTATATCCCTTCTGCGGGAAGATTTCATCCTGTTGTAGACCCTGTAGATCCTTCAGGAATTTGGCATTATTGTGAAAGCTTAGAATCTACTAGAACTTTTTCTGGTATTGATACAAGTAACACTTTTCCCTATAGAGGATTGTCCTCGGTAGCATTAAATAACCATAAACTAATGCCAGAACTATCTCCCTGTGCAACACAGTATGTTGATAGAGGACAAACTCCCCCAATTTATATTACAATGCATAAGCTCTTCGAGAAAAAAGCATATGCAAATGCATTGGAAGTTATTAAAAAAGTAGACAGCGGTATTACTTTAGAAACTATACAACCCTGGCAAGAAGATTATATGTTTAGCTCATATACTCCTGACGCTTACTGGAAGAACCAGCTTCAAAGTATAGCTAATGAAGCTATAGCTAGTGGACTATGTATTAACTCTTTTGATGATTATATTAACTTTAGCTTTGGTAAAGGAATTCACAAGGTCTATGAGGATTATTGTCACTACTTCCTTAAGCACCCTTTGTCTATAAACGATATGTATAAAACAGGGGGGAACATTTTCGGACAAATCTATGGACAAGGGCTGTTCAACTGTGGGCTCTCCTCAACGGGCTACGCAGCCTCCACCACCGCAGGTAACTATGTTGCCTCTAGCTTCGCTACGGGGCTTCCCATAGGCTATGGAGGAGGCTCAGGGGTCTTCACTACCTGTGCGGTGTCTGGTTACATCCCAAATAGCCATGATCAAGATTTACCAGCTTCTGGTACTTACATAGCCAAGTATCCAGGAGAATTTGTTGTTCCTATTAGCGGTACTTACAACCCTAAAATGAAATACGATACAACCGTATCAGCGTGGGGAATTACGGCT